CCGACAAGGATGGCGCTTGAGCTTAGATCCTTCCCCATCGCGACGCTCAGGTTCGTCATGGCGAGCGTGGCCTGATCGAAGATGTTATTTCCCTTGCCAGTCTCGTTACGGATTTTCGTGAACGTCAGTAGGAGATTCTGGCCGGAAGCGATTGCCTCATCATCGATTCCAGTCAACTCCATCAGGCTGCTCGACATCTCAGCGATGTTTTCCGCCGTGACGTTGGCGACGCGGCCCGTCGACTTCAGTACGGCTCCGGTCTGCGCTACAACTTTCTGCGCCGCCATGAACTCGTCAATGCCGACCTTCACAGTCGCAACGAGACCGCCGAGCGCAGCTGCACCGCCAACGATTGCCGCCATCTTGCCGAACTTGCGAAGACCGCTCGTGCCCTGCGACAAGCCGCGAGTGAGGCCCGACGTGTCGACGCCGATGGGAATAATGATTGGGGCCATAAGAGTATTCTACCGGCGCAGTAGCCGGTTGATTTCGTTTTCCATATCCGCGACGCTACGATCAATTGACGCGAGGACGCGCGGCTTGTGCCTCTCAACCGTCGGCCACATCGTGCGCGAAGCTGTGCCATAACCTGCGATTCGCAGGCTACGATCAAGCTTATTGTTCGACGTTGCCCTACCCGCCATGTCGAAGACTACGCCGGCTGCATTGTTCTGTCGAATGCTGACGAGGATCTGCTTGCCTTTCATCTGTCGAACGCTCTGCTTCTTGACGCTCGACCGTACCCCACCCTTAGCCTTACCAGCGTTCCAGTAAGGCGTGCCAGCCTTGCCACTACGGCCGGCCTCAACCTTGCCGCGCCGAGCGCTCGACTGCTTAGGCGCAACCCAGTTCGACAACGGCAATGTCGGCATCCCACCCTTGACTGCCGCGACAATAGGTTGGACATCACCCTTGAGCCGCTTCACTGCCTCGCGCCTGAGAACCGGATCCATCTTGCCAAGAGTTTTCAGAGCATCATCGAGGCCGCGGATTTTTTTGGTAGCCATGAACGTAGTCTATCCCCCGGCGTGAACGCTACGCCAACGCAAGTAGCCGCACATCGTCCAGAGCATCCGCTCTGATTCCATCATCAGCACGCTCGGTGCGATGCCTGTCTCTACGGCGAGACTGGCGATGAGCCAGTGACTGGACTGCTCTCCAAAGGGACGAGCGGAGTTTCCTCCACGTTGTCAATCTCTTCGAGCGTGGCGACCCAATCCATGAAGTCGAGGCTCGTCGCACTTGTGCGGTGTTGCGCGTGCCACGCGAGCCAGACCAAATCGCGCGCGTAGATCGAGTCGCTGGCGAGCGTCGAGGATGGGCGCTCGAAGTGCTGCTCCCACGCGACGATGTCAACGAGCGCAGCCCGAACGGTGATGCTGTCCTTGCCGACCTCTTTGATTCGGAACTGTAGTTCCATGCGCCTGCCCTCCCATGGGCGTAAGGTTTACAGGTGACTTATGCGACAGCCTTCGTGATCGTGCCCGACACGGGCCACGACACGTCCACCGTGTTGAGCTCGCCGACGGCTCCGTTGATCGGATTCCAGCCGGTCACCAGTGCAGTCATCGTGTACGAGGGGTTCGCAGTGCCGACGGCGGTGCCGTTCGGCTTGATGACGACGGTCGTGGTGCTTCCGATCAGCGGGTAGACGAGCCCCTCGATGGCGGAGTAGTCGTTGTGCATCGACAGGTTCACGGTCGTGTCGAGCAGGCCGCCGACGCGAGTCTTGCCAGACGAACCGAACGCAGTCGTCTCGACCTCCTCGGCACTCGTCTCGATCTGCACAGAGGCGACCGAGGTCGATACGTCAGTTCCACCGATACTGATGGATGCATTTGTCAGGACGAGCTTGGCCATAGGGTTTTACTCCTCCTCGGAGTGCGTAGCGGCGGGTTGTTCCTTCATCATAGCCGACGATTCTGCGCGCTTGACGATAACGCGCCCAGACTCGACAAGGATGTCCATACGTTCCACGTCGCGAGGCTTGACCTCTTCGCCGCCTGTTTTCCCAGCGACCGTGAAGCCGGGTGCTACAAAATACTTTGCCATTACAAATCTCCTTACGTGTAGACGAGGACGCGGAAATCCACGCTGAGATACAACGTGTCGTTACCATCCACGGTTCCGATTCCGTTCGCTGATTCCACGATGCACGTATCGCAAACTCCACCGAGCGTACGGTCAGCCTCGATGGCTGCGCGGATGCTTCCGTCACCGTAGGATAGGAACGTGTCAAGCTTGTCTTCGGCGGAACGCTCGGAAGCGCGACCAACGACGACCGTCAGGTCATACGTCTGCAAGATTGATCCGCTTCCCATCGCTCCGTGATACGTCACGCTCTGCAGGGATGGGAACGCGAAGGGTGCGTTCAGGTTATCTGGTTGGCGATCATAGGTTCTGAGGCCCGAGATGGTACCGACTGCAGCTGCGAGGGCGGTCTTGACCTGACCAACGGTAGCCGTCACCGGAACAGCCGCATCTTCTTATACGGATCAACGAGCATCTGCACATCAGCGTCAAGGAAACGCGATACGCGGACTACTCCGAAGTCGCCGAAGCCGGCGACGCCGAGGGGACTGTCATACCTCTTGAAGTGTCGCGCAGCTTGCAGGATGGTGGCCTGCTCGATGGCATCCGGGACGGCTGGCCAACCATAAACGCCCGTGACTTTCACGAGTGCCTGCTCACCGAGTGCCGCACTCAGCACCGGGAAAGCATAATCACCGACGGCTCGGATGCGGCTGTAAGGGAAGATGATGCCGTCAAGGACACCGTTCAGCGGCTCCAGCTGATAATCCGTAATGGCGAACGTGACGTCGAACACTCCGTCCGCTTGCGTACTTGTCTGGATCGTGATTGCCGTGCCTGCGAGATCATCGACGGGGCAGTAGAGCGGATCGGGCGCTGTGAAAAGGCGCGCGACGGTGCCGGACTGATAAAAGTTGCGGGCCGTGTAACCATCGATCAGGCGCGATGCCGCTTCGATGCTGCCCTCGATCAGGGTGTCATCGGTGGAGTCGGTGATCCGCAGCGCGGCCTTCACTTGTGCGAGCGTGCAGTATCCATTCGTGATCGCCATAGGTACAGTCTACAGCGTCGTCGACAGGTTCTCGCCGTGGAACCTGTAGAGCCAAGTGACCTCGGGAATACACGCGAAGCTGGCACCCGCATCGAGGGCGCGTAGCCAGAAATCCCAATCCTCGAAGCCATGCTGCGCGTCGGCTCGCCAGCCCAGCTCGGCGCACAACTCGGCGCGGATAAGTGTGGTGGCCGGTATGTAGTTGCCTTGACGCAAGCGTTCCGCGTCGAATGGCGCATTCGGGTTCCACGCGCCGCGGCCTTCCACTTCACAATACGTGTAGATGATGTCAGCGTCGAGGCTCTTCGCGAGCGTTTCAAGATGATGGGGCAGCATGATGTCATCATCAGCGATCTGTGCTACCCATTCGGCGCCGGCGTCAACGGCTGCGCGGGCGAGAGTGTTCAGGCACGCCGCCGGGCCTCGCCGCTCGTGATCAATGTGAATCAAGTGCGCTACAGGCTTGAGCGTTTGCTCGGAAACACTGTTCACGCACTCAGCGCGCAGCTCGGAACGCTCCGGCAGGCTAGGCGTCACGACGACTATTCGGGCAGCAGATCCCACACGACCTCCGCAGGTTCGACGCCAACGAGTAGCGCGCGGCCAGCCGTATCATCACCCGTATTGGAGTAGCGCTTGACGTGCTCAATGAATGCGCCACGGACAGCCCAAATCGGTACTTCTGATTCTTGCAACCTGCAGCACAGGTGATAGTCGGATTGTGTTCCGTTGCCGACATCAACGATTCCGAACGGGAACCTAGTCCACAAGTCGCGGCTCATGAACGTAAGACAATGCCCGGCGAACCACGAACGAATCAGCGGCTGTGCGCACGCCTCGAGGTCTGCCTTCGTGATGAAGGAGTAACAATCCATTGTCGCCTCGTGCTGAACCTTCAGCGGATGCGTGCTTAGGTTCACGCGATAATCCTGCTCAGCGAGGTTGCAGTACCCCGTGTAGACAGCGCCCGGCTCGTGCGCGTCGAGTATTAGATTGAGCGCAGCTTGGTCGGGCCGAGCATCATCCGAGATGATTCCGATGAGGTCGTGCTCGGATTCGGCAACGATGCCCGCGATCACGTCAACGAGTTGGCGCTCGGTGTAGTTCTTCGCCCAGACCTTATCAATCTTGAGCGCTGAGATAGCGTCGACACATTCTGTGATGCGCCGCGGGTTCATCACGATCAATAGTGGCTTAGGCAATGGTGGCCCACCGCTTACGCATATTTTCGCGCTGCCCCAATAATCTGCCCCAGCGTTCCCAGACGTCAGCGCCTAGCATCGTCGCATGATAGGCAGCTGGCAGCGAATCGTCGCGGTGCTGATTCGACCCGAGCAGGCGGGCGGGCGCGCCTGCGACCTTGGCGAACGGCACGACATCCTTGACGACGCTTGAGTTGAATCCGACCATCGCGCCTTCGCCGATGATAGTCCACGGGTGAGTTACGACGCCCTGCCCGAACGTCGCTACCTCATCGATGATTGTGAATCCTCCGAGGATGCTGAAACTACCGAGCGTCACCCCATCACCAATCTGCGAGTCGTGGGCGATATGAGCGCCAGCCATCAGCAGCACATCTTCGCCGATCATTGTTTCGCAGGTGAGGCCTTGATGGACTTGTACGAATTCTCGAATACATGCACGATTTTTGATACGGACGCCGACGCCTCGGTCGGGAGAGTTGAGGCTGCACGGATACGATCCGCGATGCTGTGCTGGCGCGCCGATGACAGCGTGAGCGCCAATGTAGACGTCATCGCCGATGCAGAGTGGGCCGGTGAGAACTGCGTACGGCTCGATCTTGACATTGTTGCCGATCTTGACATCTCCAAGAATCTTTACGGTCGCGTCAATCATGCTGCTGAAATCTCCTGTAGGGTTGCCGTCACTCGGTGCTCTAGGTTCATATCGTGATCACCGCTTGTGATGCGTCGCGACATATCCTTGAGACTAAGCTGCAGCGGCGTCTGATCGGAAGTGGTAACGAGTTGATTCCACTCGCCGGAGTCACACGTTCCGGTGACGCGCAACCATCGGCGCGGCTCTGTCGCGTCCGTACGCGCTTTCAGTATCGCTGCTGCATCATCTGTTTCGAGATGGACGAACAGGTGGTGATCGCCGGCGTCGACGCTGGCAACGCGCCAAGCTTGTGGACTGAGCGCGTGCAGTAGCGCGATGTCGTGAACCATCACGTCGGAAAGGATTGAAGCGGTTGATCGCGTACCGACCGAGAACCGTTCCGCCTCCACGCTCACGATGTTGCCGCGCTTGTCAGAAGCGTCGAGCATCCGCCGGAAGGGTGCAGCGTGCCGCATCGTGTAATCAATCACTGCGACGCGGCGCTTCCTGCGCGCGAGCGCATCAATGCTTTCCAGATCCGCTACACGCATCACGCCCGGCTTGGCCATCATGACGTTCGCGTGGCGGGAAAGAGCCATCAGCGCGGCCTCATACTGCGTTCCGATTGGCGAAGCGATCACGACCAGATCGGGCGGCACAAAATCTAGAGCATCCTGAAGGGTGCGGAACGTATACAGGTTGGCGGAGCGTGCAGCTTCGCGCCGACTAGCGGAGGGGTCATGCACTCCGGCGACGAAGTATGCTGGGTCGGCGAGCAGGTTCCGCGTCAACACTTCCCCCCAATAGCCGTAACCCGAGACGATGGTGCGGATCACGCCCACGAGTTCGCTAGCCTGATCTTGAGATCCCACTCAGCATCAACGGGTACGCCATCCTCGCTGACGCCTTCCCACCGATCCCTGAAGATCGCGTTATTGGCACGATGCGTGCGCTTATTGCCTTGCAGGTAATCTTCTGATGAGTTGATGGTGCTGGAGTTCTCGTGCTGGACGTGCGCGCCAGACGAGCGGAACTCAATACCCCGGTTGATTGCGCGGGCCTGCCAATCAACATCCTCCATGTAGGCAGGGTAGAATCGTTCGCAGAATAATCCGACACGGCTGATGGCTTCTGCGCTGATCCAAGTGCAGCACCACGGCGGAACGCCTGCCTGCACAACTTCCGCGCCTTCCGTGTCGGCGCTGAAAGCTTCGTAAGCACCATCCGTGAACCATGCATCAGAGTTGAGTAGCAACCAGCCGTTCGCGTGCGCGGTTGCCTTGATTCCAAGATTCCAACTCGTCGCGACACCGAGGTTGGAAGGCATCGGCCAAACGTATACGCGCCCTACATTCTGGATTGCGCCATTTGCTGACCAAGCCCTGACGTCATCATCCGATAGTTTCCCACCATTGTCGATAACGATCAACGTGTCAACGGTGCCGAGGCTGCGCACGGCGCGCTCAAGTAGGTCGTAGCGGTTCAGCACCGGGATGATGACCGTTTCGATCATGGCTGCCATGCCGCCAGCTGCTCAAGGGCCGGACGCCAATACTTCGCATACACAAGATCAGCGTCATAGTCAGCAGCGAACGCCACTGCCTTTTCGCTTGTGCCGCGCTGGGCCGCGTAAGCATTTTCCAGCGAGTCCACGATGCGTGGAATCATCGGAGTCGCGAACCACGCTTCCTGAAAAGGATCCCACAACGGCTGTACCTCAACTGCCCACCCATCACCGACGAGTTCTGTCTGGGCTGTCCAATCACTGACGATCACGCGGGTTCCGCACGCCTGCGCCTCGATCACGGGAACGCCGAAGCCCTCACCTGCTGATACAGCAAGCAGCACATCCGCGGCGGTGTAGAGCGCGGCGAGCGCCTGCTGGGGAAGGTTCATCTTGTAGAGGTACTGATCAACGAAGCGCACCTGATCCGGCGCGATGCCACAAGCTTTGATCAGTGCTGGCAAATCAACGCCCGTTGAGATTGCGGATAGTTCCGTATGCAGATACAGCACCGCATCAGGATGATTCTTCGCGAAGATGCCGAACGCCAGCAGGTTCTCGCCGAAGCATTTACGAACCGGGGTGCGGCCCTTATTGGCTGAGTTCATCATCACGACGAAACGATCCTCGTCAACGCCGATCAGTTCGCGGCCTGTGACGGAACGGCCTTCAGCGTCGGCGAATGATGGCGTCGGTCGGAACACGGGTTCGACTGCGTGCGGAATGTAAATCGATTCGACGCCGCCGTCTGCAAACATCCGCTCGGCGAAGCGACTCATCGCCAACGCCTTGACGTTCGGACGGCTCACCCACGCGGCAACCTTCGGCGGTGCAGGCTGATGGTCGACGGGTGCCCACGCCGCAATCTTCGGGATGTCGCGGATGCCGGGATTCTCCAGCGCCCACACATCGAACAGGACGACGACGAGGCTCGGCAGGTCACTGCCATGCGCCCAATGCTGAGAGTGAGCCTTCAGGATGTCATCGGAATACCCGCTCGACCCAGTCGGATACAGCTTCACGCCGCCCATCCAAGAAGTCTCCGCACCCTGCAACCCGTAGTTACACGCGATGGCGACCTCGTGCGTATCAGCAGCCATCCGCGACACAACCTGCGCAGTCTGCACGCCGTAGCCCGTAGGGGCGAACGGCGCATTCGAGCTGAAGAGGATACGCTGCCTCGTCACACTCGGCGGCTCAGAACCCGCCTCGGGCGGAGAGCCGCCTTTCGCAAGCTTGCGGCGAGTTGCCCTGTTCGTCATGATCCCTCCCGATCAACGTAGTGGCTACCCGGCATCACCGCCGGGTAGCCACCGATTGTACCTACCGGTTAGGACGCGCCACCGATGAAGTGATTGACGTGCGTCGCCTGCGGCAGGTTGCCGTCGAGGCGGTAGATCACGCGCAGCGTAACGAGATCAGTGGAGAACGCGAAGTCGTCCGACCGATCCACGCGGATGCCGCCTACCGTGCGCACGTAGTACGAAGGCAGGTGTCCGAAGAGGACAGACTTGGCAGCCGTTCCAGCGTCCGCGATGGCGGGATTCTCGTACAGCGGGTACCCGAGGAGGGTATCCGGAGTGCCGACGGCGAGCGACGGCTGGAAGACGTACTGACCAGCCGTGTCCTTCAGCTTGCGAGTCTTGCCGATCGAAGCGCCGTTCATCATGAAGCCTGCGCCCGGAAGCATCCGAGCCGCACCGTCCACGCTGTAGACGAGATCGATCAGGTTGTCGGCGGTGAACAGGCCACTCGTGGCCGTCGCGCCGGTGATGCCCAGCGTCGACGCGCCGACGATGCCCTGCGGCTCGACGGTACCCGTGCCGACCGTCAGCTTCGAGTTCACGTTGAA